ACTTTAAAAATTCTTTATGCAAATGTTGTTTTTTTAATCGTGCTTTTTCAGTCTTGAGTTTCAACTCTTCTTTATTTAATTTATCTTTTAAATATTTAATCAATCCTGTAACATGATTCATAGGATTATCTATCGGACGTCCTTCTCGTATTTTTGTATTTGTGTATGCTTTAATTTGTATATTAATATTTTTATCATTTTGAATATGTCGTAATACATCAGGATTTAATTGTTTAAATAATCGTCCAGCACCCGATAGAATTTCTGTAATCTGTGCCGTTTCCTTATCCGTCATTAACGCAGAACCACTTACATCTTCATATTTTGCATCTCTGAACCAAACATTTGGTGTTTTAGTCATAGTTGAAACATCAACATCAAAATTTGCATTCATTTCAGGTAAACTATCACCTGTATATCTAGTATGAAATACAATGCCTAACTTTGATGTTGATATTTGTTCAGCTAACTCACTGTTTTTTGGGACTGCATAAACAATCGTATTCGGTTTAAAAATTATGTAATCAACACCATCTATAGTTTCATCTTCAAGTTGTTCAGGTATATACATCAAATCACCTTGTATAACACCTTCAATATTCAACTCAGGCAAATATTGTAAACAAAGTTTAAGTTTGTAATTTAAACTCGCATAACCATCCCCAGGATGATTTATATCAATATCTTCTACTGTATAATTAAGTTTCGCAGTTTTTGCAAAAACACCTTTTGTTCCTACAAAAAACTTACCATTTTCGGGATTAGTTCCTGCAAAAATAGCAGGCGCACCATCCCATTTTACGGTGATGCGGACCTGCTTTCCACTTTTTGTAGAACCAGCCAACATATCTCTCAATCCTCTAAGAAAATGTATTGATTGCCTGGTGCCATCAACTCCATTATTAAGAATCTCATCTTCAATATGCTCAAGATGTAAATTCTTATCTTCTTTTAAATATTGTTTGAAACTCTGCATAATTTCCACATAACTCGTTTCAAACTATTTATGCTTATTAAAGATTCAGGATGGTTGAATTAGAACAGCTTTTGAGAGGGTCGGAAAAATAGGAAGGAGGAACGCCAAGTTCACGAGAACAATAACTTGCATTCATTTTAGCAGCAAATAAATCTTCTATTAAAATAGGGCCACCATTCTGACAGGTCCGGCGCATTTTATAGCATATCCACATTGGATGTCCCATGTCTCTTAAATACAAATAAGCGTGGAGATAATTAGGTTCTTTTTTATTTTCAGTCATCTCCATCATTTTTTGTTGATTTCTTATGTCTGTTTTAAATTCTGAGAAATCCGTATTTTGAACGACTTCAACTGTCTCTTCTCTAACTAGTTCAGTCTTGCAATCTGGACAATCTCCCTCAACAGTCATTTCACACCCTAAAGGAACATCACATGTTTGAACCAATTTAGATTCTTTAACAGTTGTTTTTTTCCACTCTGGTTTAGAAGCTGCCTCAACAACAACTGCAATAGAGGAGTCTTCTGAATTATCATGAATCACAAATGGGAGTTTTGTAATCTTTTTAGATGCAGGTTCAAGAGACTTAAATATAGGCAGTTTATTTGGCTCAATTATCACCAACCATCGTTTGCCATTTATCTCTACAACTTTAGTTTCTTCAGCAAAGGCTTTTTCATAAAGGAGTGGAATACCAAAAAATAATACTACTAATAGTATTAAAATAAAACGAAACATATCACCTCATTTAATTGAGATTAACAAATAAAGAGCATAAAAACTCTCACGTACAACTATAGTATATCAAAATGTGTCAACAGTGTCAAGTATTTTTTTCAATCCTTCACCATTTATTTCATATTCTCCTATTTTTTCTGATACATCTTCATCACCTTTAAATACTTTCATATCACTATCATAACCATCATCTACTGGTATTCCTACCATAATAACATTATAACCTTTATACTCTATATTAACAGAGAAAGGCTCTCCTGGGGCAGACGATACTTTTATCATGTGTAATTAAACTCCGCAAATTCTTTTTTAAATTTCATTTTACCACCAGTGGATTTATCAAACAAAGGTTCATCATTTTGTCCACTATTTGATGGATTAAAATTGCCTTTTTTAGCCTTTTTTTCCGACATCCTATCAACCAAATCATCTTGTGCAGATTCTTCAAGGTCATACAGTTTCATTTTAGACCTATCAACACCAATTACAAATCTTTTCATACTCGTTGGGTCATTATAACGATTTTTAAGTTGTTTAACTAAAATCTGATTCAATCCTTCAAGTTCTTCAGTTGATATAATCGCAAACATTAAATCAGCCGTTGCAGGTAGACCAAAAGATTCAGATGTATCTTCAAGACCAACATCGGTACTTGTAAAACCAGACCTTGTAGTTTGCGTAGCAGACATAATAGGCACTCCATATTCAACTGCCATACCACGCAATTCCTCGGCAATTGATTTAACAAACACGTAAGAATTCACATTCGCGCCTTGCTTCAATCTAGCTGAGGAACAAATATTCAGATAATCTACAAAAATTATTTGCGGAACAAATTGTCTTTTAAGTTTTAGTTCTCCCAATAAATTACGAAAATGATTTGCATTTGCAGCCGCAGTTGGATACTCTTTAACAATTAATTTGCCATCAGTAACTTTACTAATGTTAGCAACCTTTCTTTCATACAAATCTTTCGGCAATTTCTTCAAATCGTCAAGCGTAATATTCATAAGGTTTGCATCAATTCTTTCAGCAATTTTTTCTTCCGCCATCTCAAGTGTAATATAAAGAACATTAATGCCTTGAGACAAACAACTTGACGCCATGTGACACATGAACAAAGATTTACCAACACCTGTACCAGCCATAACAATATTTAATGTTTTATTTGGCAACCCACCTGATGTTATCTTATTAAAATATTCAAGGTCGAATGGTATTCTTTGTTCAGTTTTATGATAAAATTCATACCTTTCTTCGGCATCTTCAATATAATCATGACCAATATGAGGGTCAAAACACACTGCAAGCGCATCAGATAAAATTGCAGGAATTGCCCCTTTATCTTTTTCAGTTTTCTTCTGGCCATCAATTATAGAAATTGATTCTAAAACCGCATTATAAATTGCTTTATCTTGACAAAATTGTTCCGTAGTATCAATTAACCATTGTATTTCTGATTTATCATTCTTATTTGAATCATATACATTTAATCTCTCTATTAAACTTTTAAATTGGTCTTCCTGTAATTTTGAATTTTCATTAAGTTCAATTACGAGAGATTCTTTGGTAGGAGATATATTATATTTTTGTATAAACTTATTAATTTCTTCAAATAGAATTTTATCAGTATGCTTAAGAAAATAATCATTTTTCAAATATGGTAATGATTTTCTTACAAAATCATCATTATACAACAGGTTCTTTAAAATCGTATCTTCTAGTCTTTCCATCCTCGCTTTCTGTTTTTTTTATATTATCTTGAATAACTTCAATTAAAATATCACCAATTAACGTTTCAAATTCTTTTCCTTCTTCATCAGCATATTGTTTATTTACAATATCTTTAGGTATTTCAAGTATATCATATTCAAATTTATATGTCAATGTACCATCTTCATTTGGATTGTCATTAACACCAAAACGATTATATTTATAAATTACATCTTGAAATTTGCCTTGTTTAATATGAAATACCTGTTGTTCATCATCTTCATTTTGAGGATTTGGAACTATATCGTACCATTCTGTTAAGTTTTTTGTATCAGACACATCCATCTTTCAGGTAAATGATATTTTATATCATGAAGTTTTGTAAATTCTAAAACTGCCATTGTTACCCCAGGCAATTCATCAAACATATAATCATCTATTAAAATATATCCTTGATTCGTAAGTCTAGGATAAAAATAAATTAATCCATCCATGGTACTTTGATATGTATCAACGTCCAAATGAACAAAACAATAATTATCCGTTGAATTCAAATTTACGGTATCTGGAAACTTTCCTACATTAAATTCAACATTATCATTATTCGATAAAAACAATTTCGCATCATCTTCATTTTCATGAAAATCACCAATAACAAGACCACTCAAAGGGTCTTCTATAGGCAATCCTTGAAATGTATCAAATAAATGTATTTTTTTATCTAAAAAAATATTCGCTAAAATTTTAGCAGAACCTCCTTTAGCAATTCCTACTTCTGCAACATTACCTGATATTTTTTTATTTTTTATATATAACGCACGGTCTATTAAACAATCTAATTTCCAAAGCGTATTTTTATAATATGTATTCCACAAACCAGAACCATAAGAATGTGTTTTAACATTTTCTATAGTGTCTGAATGATGAATTTTTGAAAAATCTTTACTAAACGGTTTCTTCATTTTCGTTCACTTCAACAGATTTTTTAGAACCATATAAAAATTTTTCTTTACAATATTCATCAATTTTTTTCATAATATCTTCAGTAAAATATGTTTCTGGGTCTCGCATAATTTGTTTACCAAACATTTTTGAACCATCAGGCAATTCAAAACGTGTAGAAACTTTCTTAAAAATTCCTGTCTCTTCAGCAAGTTCAATCATACCATACCAACGGTCTAATCCTTTATCATACGTCACTAGTGCATCAATTTGCTTATTTTCCACAGTCAGTCTAGATTTCTTATTTTTACAATGAATTACATTACCAATAACTTCTGTTCCATCTTTTTCTTTTCTTTTTGAGAGAAATACAATATTACTTGAAGCATAATAAAGTCCTGTACCTCCACCCATTACTTGTTGAGGAAACATCACTCCAACTTGACTATATGTATGATTTGTAACCAATACAGGAACTTTTGCTTTTCCTGCTTTAAGTGTCAATACTCTAAATGCGCCTTTTACAAGGGCGGCTCTAGTCATATCTTTTGTTTCTTTTCCTTCAGCAATATCACCTACTTCCTTTGAAGTTGATAACATACCAAGACTATCAAGACATATCATCAATGGTGGTCTATCTTCACTAGCAAGATGTTTATCAAGTATTTTTGTAACTTGATGAGCAAATTCTTGTATAGTCGCAACTGGTAAAATCACCATACGAGAAGTATCAATTTCTCGTTGCTCAATCATCTGTTTAGTTATAGCAGATTCAGACTCAAAATAAAGAACACCCCCGCCAAGATTATCTGATAAAAACTGTTTGACAATACCAAGCACGAAAAACGTTTTTCCTGTAGCCGTTTCTCCAGCAAAGGAAGTAATTTTATTTGACGGTAATCCACCATAGATACTTCCCGATAATAATGCATTAAGAGCATAACTTCCAGTATCAATAAAAGATTCAACATCACCTGCTTCAACTCCGTCGGCCACCAATCCAGCGTATTCATTTCCAGTCTCCTTAATCATATCTTTCAAAAAATCCATTATCACTCCTTAAATAAAAAAATCTTCAATAGTATTTCGTTTTTCATGGTCCCAACCTACACAATTCAAAATATCTTTCAAGGGGCCAAGAAACGTCTTTTCAAATTGCATATTATAATCTATAAATCTATGCAAATCAAATTCTTTAGGTAAAGTATTACCCATACTAATAACCGTATCTCCAACAGGATTCGGTATTTTCAAATATGAAAACTTAATCTTCTCTCCTTCTTGAATTATCTGATACTTTCTAGTTAATTTATGGTCCTTCAATAATTTATTATGTATGATAGTTCCTTTCACATGTATTGGCGTTCCTTTTTTATATAACATTGATGGGTCACTATATTTCGCAATACCTTTAACTGAACGAGGAAACGCAACATCTTCTGGAGGCAAAGATTCAAACTCATTACGAAATCCTTCGACAAAAGCAATCATATCATCTTCTGTATCATTCATCAAAATCTTATATGCATCAATCAGTCGTTGTCTTACAATAGCAGGAGTGGATGATTTAACAGATTCAAGCCCTTTTACTTTAATTTTAGGTTTATTAAATCTTACACCT